TAGGCGTTAATACCTACAGCACACTCAGTAATAAAGTTATTTTTCATAATAGCTTTTGTGATTTTAAGAAATTGTTGACGAACCACAATCGAGAAAGCTGCATCACATGCTGTGAAAACCCTAGTTTTGCCAAGAGCAGCTTTAGACGATTTTATAGGCTCATCTTTGAGTGTGGCATTAAAAATAATATTGGCTCTTTCCCCTTGAGCGTAACTGCTTTCAATTTTTAGAATCATATCCAAAACCTCGTCACGTGGAAAATACGTCTCTTCGTCAATTTGATCAAAATATCTTCTCTTTGGGCCTGGGAAGTAGAAACCACCACTAGTACTCATTGCTAAGCGATTGATCCAGGGGTCTTGTGGGACTCCGTTAATCGCCGCATCGAAACTAGAGACTCCTACGTCCTTAAGCCAAGATGGATCAGATACAAGTTCCTCAATAAAACAATCAGTGACAAATTCCACATCTCTTTCTTTGAGGAGATGAGTTATATTGCCTTGAGAGTTAGCAGCAACAGTCATTGGATTTACCCATTCACCATCATCATTTTGAAAAGATTTCATGACAGGTGGAACTAAATCAATATTGATATCAAAAATTTGTTGTATATCCTCACTAATCATAGTTTTGGATACTTTGGTTGTTGGACTAATACGTCCAGGATATGAGCCTAATACTGTTGAATGAGTTTGACTGTATAAATGAATACCTTTCTTTTCTGATGGAGCCAAAAGAGGACCACTACTACGGGAGCCAGCAGAATACAATTCTGTTGAACCAGCCGAGAAAGTGGGCGCTGAGTGGGGTATAGGTTTGATATTTTCCTGACTAAGTTGAGTAATGAGAACATGACATCCTGTAAAACGTTGAAGTGAAATGCCTCCTTGATTAACTTGACCAGCACAATGCATACCTGAAATATAATATCTTCCATTTGATTCTGAAATGATTAATGACCCACAATCACCTTTACGAGACATGCGATCCAATCGTCTGCCTGCCATAAAAGTTCCGTGAACTATTTTGCCCTGATCATCTTTATATTGTGAAATTGTCATTTTCGAGGTGACAACTCTTCCAATTTCAAGTTGGTCATTTTGGAAGACGTTGATGCTAATGCAATCACGTCCAGCAGTGTCTAAGGAAGGTGGGAGGAAATCGTAAATGTTCTTTCTTGGTATGACAACGCTAGTTCTAAAAACACATAAATCATTTTCCAATCTGTTAAGGCTCTGTTTGTCTAAAATAAAGGAATAAACGGGAATGGCGTTACCAACCTGTTTTCCAAATGAGATCTTAGCATCCCAAAAATCTGCTTCTGAAAAAATATGATTAACTGTAACAAAACTGTTATCACCAATACTAAGTGCGGAAACTGACATCTCACCCACGGTCAATCTAACTAGGGCACTTCTCACAGAATTTATTAATTCTTCCTTATTACCATATTTGGATTTGCGGGGCATGGAAAAATTTTCGTTTCTCTTTTTATTAAATTTTTCAAATCTCTCTTCTAATGTATCTTTGTCACCAGATTGCGATTCAGTGGGAGTGTCCCACCTAGATAAAATAGTTTTGAGAAGCATGAAAAGTGTGGCTGTTGCAATGGC